CCAATGCACTTTCGTAGACCCCACCGATGTGGTTATGGAAAACAGGCTCATATGCTGTCAGCAGTTTGAACTGCTCCGTTTGTGTGGTTTTTACAGGCTCATCCTTTGGGAATAGCCAATCAAAAAGACCCATCGTTTATCTCCTTTCGTTCACCAACTGTCTGCCGATCTCGTTCCACCATTTCTGTCTAACGGTCATGGCACACAAAAAGGCAGCCATTCCATCTATGTGGGATCTGGTTTCAATCTTTATCAGCTTCATCCGTTCCGTTTCGGAATTTATCTTCAAAGCCGAATTGTAGAAGTGCAGTTTCAACAGATCGTTGTTTCCTATGTTGATTTTCCTGTCCTTGATCAATCCTTCCGTTTCCCTAATGACAGGTGTTAGGTTCTCGCCTTGGAAGACATCATCGCAATGGAATCCGTAGTTCTTCATATCCTGTATGAGATACTGCGAACTATAGCGGTCATATCCTACTTGAAGCACATATATCTTGTACTTCTCTATCAGTTCCCTTGCCCATGCGAAGACATCCTGGTAATCAATGAAATTCTCTCCGCTAGGATAAAGGAATCCTCTCTGGACATAGGTCTGATACGGAATTCCATCTCTTTGTGTTGCTTCCTCTATCTTGTTTGCCGGAAGATAGAACCTTGCGAATGTGTGGATCTTGCCATCTCGCTCAACGAGAAGCACGGCTGCCGTAAGGTCGGTAGTTCGTGAAAGGTCTATGCCCATTACCGCATAGCATCCCTTGAAATCGTTGAGATCCAACGCTTCGCCATAGCATTCCTCTATGTCTTCCGCATTCAGCCAGGCGATAGCCGAATTCTGCTTGATGTTGCAATACTTCGTGAGGAATTCCGCCTTTTTTGACAGAGATCCTTCGGCGATTGCGATTTCCTCAAGCATATAGTCAACCGAAACCGATACATTCAGATTCGGCATTGACTTCTTCAGTTCGTTGATGTCGTTCCACTTCGTGACATCATCAATCTGATAAATAAAAGGAGCGAGTCGTGTTTCCTTGCTCGTTCCCATAAGCACAGCCGTTCCTCGCTTTGTCAGTTCATCATATACGCCTTCCACATAGTTGGCCGTAGAAATGGATAAAATCATCGGCTGTCTTCTTGCTCCAAGAGCGGATTTCAGCACTTCGTACTGTTTCAGACCTGCATCGCCCTGCCATGCCGCAAACTCATCGCATACGACAAGGTGAGGATTAAGACCATCGCTTTTTTTTGCATTAAAAGCTAGTGGCTGTATGGATGTGTTAAACGATTCTATGTAAATATCAGATCTTCGTTTTTTAGCCAATGAATTCAGTTCTGGCTCGGCTGAAACCATCTGAACGAATGCATCGTAGCATAATCTTGCCTGTTCTAGTTTTGGAGCACAGAAGTAGATCCTTGCTCCGTACTCGCCATCGCAGAATGCTACATAGTCGGCAATGGCAGCCGCTAGTAATGTCTTGCCGCATTTTCTTCCAACGACAAGAACAACTTCACGGAACTGCCTGTTGCCATCAGAATCAACGATACCGAATATGACCGATATGAACGCTTTTTGCCAAAGTTCAAGCTGCACAAGGTTCGGTGCGAGATCGCCTTCGTGATGATGGCAATAATTCTCTATGTACTTTACGGCTTTGGCAGCTTTCTTCTGGTTAAAATAAAAGGACTTTGTTTCAAGACCTTTTACCAAGTATTCATACCATTTAGTTATGTATTCCCCAACTTTTTCGCTTCCATCTTTGATATTCTGGTAATACTCAAGGATGAAGTTATTCATCTCTGAATTCTTTGAGGAATTTTTCAATCTTTGACTGCTGTTCATCTCCGTTCTCTTCGTTGGTCAGCTGTTTCAGTATGCTCATAAGCGTTCCAACCGTTCCGTTGGCTGCCGTAGCTGTTTTGTTGTATTCCGTTATTGCAGGATTTGTGTAGACATTTTTTCTGCCCTTGACATACTCTTTTGATACGGTAGCACCAAGTTCGTTTATCTCTTTCTCAAGATCGGAAAGGATCTTCATCTGTACTTGATACCGCTTGAATGTCGTGCGGAAGAAAAAATTCGTTTGAACGCCCTTTTCTTCCGCCTGTGCCAATACCTCATTGGCCTGTTCCTGCAGTGTTAGGTTTTTAGCCATCAGTATAACCCCCATTCAGCGAACTTTTCAAAACCGCCAACGCTTTGGATATACTTTCTGGCGATCTTAACGATCTCGCTGTAAGGTTTGCCATCCACTATGGTGTCGCCGATGGCACAACACAGGTTCACTTCCTGTCCTGTTTCCTGTGCCTTTAGGAAAGCGTAGATATTTACACTCACATCCGCCTTTGACAGATCCTTGCCGTGCAGACCGCCGCCTGTTACGGAATCGGCCATATCAGATCCTAGCTTTCTGTTCGTTGCTCCAGAATCCACATTCGTGCCGCCTGTCCAATCTCCTAAAGGATTAATAATGGCATTCGGATGGTTTTCTTTCAGTTCTTCCGTTTTTGCATAGGATTGACAGATGATCAGCTTGTTTTCCTTAAGATCTAGAATGTACTTGCCGTCTGTTGGGTATTTGTCGTAGATGTATCTGGCAATAAGCGACATGATTTTCTGTTCATCGGTAAGCGGTGTTCCCTTGAATATTCCGTTGTCGCCACAGCGTAGCCTTGCTGCCTGGTTTTTTGCAAGGATGGTGTCTTGCTTGTAAACTTTTAAATCAAGCCGTAGATCGCCGGAAATACGCCTTACAATTGGCAATACTTCGCTTCTCTCTATCTCTTCCGATGTTTCAACAATAATGTGGCAGTTTCCGTGTCCTAAAAGCACTTCAACCGCAACTTTTGGATTTTCGTTTTTTGTGTAGCACAGGTCAACGATAGCACCTGCGATTCTGTCAGCCAATTTGTCTGGATGACTAGGATTTACTTTTTCTATCATTGTTGTCCCCTTTTTTTGTTTATATATAAGCATTCGTAGTTTTTAAGCTGCGATGCTCCACTCATTAGGCTTCTTTTGTTTTCCGCCCATACCATTTCAAATCTATCTCTTATGTTGTTATAAGATGAAAAATAAACAGGATAATCTCTAGTCAGAAGCCAATCATAGAACTGCTCATGATCAAAAAGCAACTCATAACTAGCCGTTCCTTCGTATGGCGGATCGCAATAAACTACATCGCCATCATGATATACATAATCAAGGTAGCTGCCTTGATTTATTTGTAGATTAGCCAACCGCTCCAACTGCTGAAGCTGTTGTAGATTAGCCAACCGCTCCAACTGCTGAAGCTGTTGTAGATTAGCCAACCGCTCCAACCGCTCCAACTGCTGAACCCTGCCTAATTCTCCTTTTTTCTTTTTAATGACTTCAACATACCGTTTCCAAAGGATTCTTCGTGCCTTTATGTCATCTGTCATGATGTACTTGTCTACATCGGAAAAATAGGTATTAAACCAATCATCTCTCTCGTTGAAAACACACCATTGATGAATAGACCTTTTATGTGGCTCTAAATCCTTGCCGAAAAGATATTCCTTTCCGCTGTTTGAAAAAGACCATATATAGCGTATATATCCATCCCTGTCTTTGTTGGCGTGGAATTCTTCTCGGCTGATCCATTTAGGCTTAAAAACCGAATAATCGTATTTGCCATCTATGGCATCCTTTATCATTGGCGGCAGAAGAGGATTAAGCTCGTTATACAGCACCTCATCGTACTTGCCGGAATAATATGCACAATGGCTCATAGAAAAACCGCCTCCGAACAGATCAACAAATCTTTTTCCACTAGGCAGTTTTCTTATCAAATCACAAGCTATTCCGTTTTTAGATCCTTGGTATGGTATTCCCCATGTCCCGCTCATGGGATGAACTCCAAACCACAACGAGGACAGCAGACTTCATCTTTCTTTGGCTCTTGGTCATATTCTAAAGAACCCCCCCCATCAGAGTACTCTAACGGATCAATGTGTTCAAAACCTGTGAGCGAAATATCAAAGTTCATGTCCTCTAAAGCATCCAATTCCAACTCAACTTTGTCCCAATCCCACTCACCTAGTTCTGTCAGCTTGTTATCCGCCAGAATGTAGGCTCTCCGCTGTGCTTCCGTTAGACCTTCAATAAAAAGGCACGGAACTTTGTCCATGCCGATCTGTTTGGCTGCCATTACTCTTCCATGCCCTGCGATTATGTTGTAGTCGCTGTCAATTAGGCATGGAGAGATAAAACCGAACTCCTTTATGGAGTCCGCAATCATGTTTACTTGCTCTTCGCCGTGTATCTTGGCGTTGTTTTGGTAAGGTCGGAGCAAGTCTAGGTTAATTTCTTGAACTCGGTCAATTTTAGCCATATATCCCCCTTTGTATTCCAAAAAACCGTGCGAAAGTTCTTTTCACGGTTTTTTTGTACTGTGGCAATCGGTCGTTTGGCACATCCCCCTCGCACAAAAATGGGGGGATGCCTTCCCTAGTGGGATTGCCTTTTGTTTTTTTCTATCTGTATCTGTTTAGGTATTCCGCCCTTGGAATGTTTCTGTCTGTCCACCAATCCCTGTAACCGCAGTAGTGAACGATTGCAGGATTGTCCGTTCTTCCAACCATTCCGTTCTCGTTGAATCTGATCGGCATCTCTACGATCTTGTCCTGCTCTATGCCGTATTTGTTGAAGGCATCCTGTTCGCAGTATGGCTGCGGAACTTTGTTGAGATATTCAACCATAGCATCCTGGATGCCATCCTTCCGCATTTGTTCCAGGTTAAGAACGAATACTCCGGCGTTGTAGTATTTGTCGCCGAATTTCCTGTAGTGGCCGTACTGCTCGTTGCACATGGCGAACCATTTCCCTTCAAGGTCAATGTTCCACATGTCTTCCAGGGAATCACAGATAATTGTATCTGCATCCATGTGTATCACCTTGTCGCAATCCAATAACGAAGCATAGCACACCTTCAGCAGACCGATGTAGGTAAACATGTTGAAGTAGTTCACACAGGTCTGCGGCTTGAACCATTCCTGTCCTCTGACATTGATGACCTTCACATCTGGAATGTCGCACAGAGAAGTGTCTGTTACCACATAGATGGCCGCATTGGGATTGTGTTCCCTCAATGACTTTATGCTTGGCTTGATCTTATCAAGGAAATCAAATGTCACACAGTAGGCAATGTTCATTTCGGTGTTACTCTCCCCCATTCATCTATATCGTATCGTTTCTGTGTTCCGTGCTTTCTCCTGTGGCATTCCCTACAGAGTGCGAGAAGGTTACTGAAATTCAATGTAATATTAGGATCGTTTACATTATCTGGCGTGATGAACACGATGTGGTGTACCTCTTCTGCCGGAACGATCTTTCCCTTCCTGTAGCAGTCTTCACACAGACCGCCTGTGCTTTTAAGGTATGCATCCCTGCAATTCTTCCAACTCGTTGATTTATAGAATGCTTCTGCGAACTGTTTCATAGGTGAAAGGCAGACCAAAGAGGATTTGAAATGTCTGCCTGTACATAAAAAAATGGCTCTAGGAAGCCACTTTCTTACGGTATCATAATAACATTTTTTATATGGAATGCATTCCAAATATCCCCAAAAATGATATGTTTTGTACGATTTTTAAAGAAAATGCATCAAACCTATTGTATTCCTGTATATCTATGGTGTACTATATAGACAAGGGAAAGGAGAACAACATGATAGAAGTTGTGCTAAATGAAAGCGGACGCTTTGATGTCTACAGAGATGATGAAGTAGTCGCAACTCTTCCGTATGAAAAATATGATGAGAAACTGCTTCGTGCCGTGAATAGTCTGATGGAGTCTGCTGAAGTAGAAAGGCAGATCATTGCTATCAAGACATTGTTGGGAGATGCAAAATGACAAGCCAAGCACAGAAGAACGCTTCCGCCAAGTACGAAGCCGCCAACATCATCCGCTATGTCGTAAAACTGAACAGAAAGACCGATGCCGATCTGATAGCCTACCTGGATGGTAGGAAGGCACAGACCGAATTCAAGAATGCATTGAGAACGATGCTAGAAAGGAGAACGAAATGACAGAGAAGACCAGGCAGCACATCCTTCGGCTTCTTGAAAGCGAGATCAAGGGAAACAAGAATCGTGCCGATGAAGTACGGAAATGGCTTGATTATCACAAGAAATACGACTACGACAAGATGCTTGAAATGTACGGCAAGACCATTGAGGAATACGAAGCCGAACAGATGGAGAGAATCGCAAGGTACACCGCAAGGATAGAAGAACTTCAAGAGATGTACAGAGAAATCTAAAAAAGCATTGACTATCTAGAAAATAGCCAATGCCGGAGTGAGTAAGATTTGCACCCCTACTCACTCCTTATTTTATCAAAAAGGAGTCAAAATGAACAAGCAAACAATAGAACGGCAACTGAAGAAGCTCATCGCCGATATGTCAAATAACTATGATCTGGAACAGCTGAAGAAGGTCATTGATGAACAGATATGGCTTCACAGGGATGACCCTACGAACTTCATGTATCACACCACTACCGACAACTATTTCTATTTCGTTGTCTATGCCGATGGTTCGCACCACATGGGATGCATCGGTCAAAGGGAGTACAACCGATACATAGGAAGTTCGGATGCGGTCAGCATCTGGCGTAGAGATAAGGATTACCTGTGGCACAAGGACAGGAACTATCCGATGGAACTGCTGTTGCAAAAAGGATGATTGCTCATCCTTTTTTTGTTGCTTCCTCTATAATGCTGTTTACCATTCGGAACAGCGTTCCTGTTGAGGATATTCCCCTTTCCTCGCAGACCTGTGCATACGGCTTCCGATCCACAAGGACATCCATCACGATCATCCTGTCATCCATTTTCATCGCATTCAGCCATCGCAGGATTCGGTTTACAAGGCATAATATTTCATTGACCTGTAATTCAACCTCAATCTTTTTATCTATCAGAGATAGCCTGTTTTGACTTATAACGGAAGGATTGGTCGTTCCGGCCTGTTTCTCAAACGATACGCCTTTGACATTCTCTTCCGCATACTCTATCTGCATCAGCTTGTCCTTCAAGCGATGGAGTTCCGATTCGTAGTAGCGTAGGTTTCGGATCTCGTTTTTTGTGGCTTCAATTTTATTCATCGTTCTCCGTTGTCAGATATTGCTTTCATTTTCTTTCGTTTTCTTCCACAGAGCGATAAGCTCTCTGCTTTTTGCTATTTGTTTATATGTTTCTAACAACATTTCTAAGCCTTTGATTCTTGACCTTGCACCAAGATATGAACCAAGTAAACCAACCAGCATTACTGTTTCAATTACTAATATTTCTTTCATCTGTTATCTCTTTCAAACAATCGTTCCATCCGTCTGCATACCCTGTGCTATATATTTCCATTTGGACTAATCTTGTATCAGCACGATAATAATCATGTTTGGGCATCGGTTTTAACGGACACCATCGTGGTATGGCACTACTATTCCAATCACAAACATTTGTTCTACCATCTCCAAACGCTTTACAATACCCCTCTTCATAGTCATTACATAAGCAACTTTCACAATTAATAGGCTTATCAATTACTAGCACCATTTTCATATGATAAACTCCCTTATGAATCTGTTTGCATAATCTGGATGGATCATAGATCGTGCAACATTCCTGTTGTTTTCACAAATACAATTCCAATCCCCTTTTTTCATCATTCGTATTGGATCTGTGACCCCTATGCTATTTTGCGGCATCGCTTCAAAAAATAGATTGTTTTTTGGTTCGCAATTTATAAACCAATATTGTGTTGGCTTTTTAAAGTAATCGCCTCTTTCTCTTCTGTCGCGGTCTATAATTGTTGGCGGTATGCACCAATATCTACGAAGAAAGTGTTCTTCTGAATATGGGTTTTCAACTATCAGTTTCAAATTGCGATTCATACAGATTAGAAACAGCTTATTTATCAATTTATACATGCGGTTTACTTCATCCAGCAATTTCATATCGTATTTCATTTTCTGTTCATCCGACCATTCTCTCATTTGGTACGCTTGACCTCTAAAGGACAGCATGATTTGGTTCTCAAACCTAACACACGGGAAGAATGCCATGATTTGATCTTCTTCTTTGATGGAATCAAATACGGATTCCCCCCCCTCATAAGCTGTTTCAATTTCCTTAAATAGATCAACCTTGAAATCTGTTTCGCCGAAATCATCCAGGATATCGTAGTCATAGGCATCGTACCCTAGTTTCTTGAATTCGTTCTTGAATGTGCCGGATTGTTCAAAGAAACAATGGAAGGTCATATCGCCCATAGTACCCACCCTGTCTTGTCAGACATCAGTTCTGCTCTGACCTTGATGCCGTTCCTTGCCAACTTCCGTACTATCCTGTCCTTATCGTGCATCACTATGGTGTTCGGTGTGATCTTTAGCTGCCTTGCGATGTCTTCGTACAACGGATCTTTGACTATCTTCACATCTTCCGTGTGTACAGCGAGATTGTAGATCCGTTGCATCTTATATCCCATCTTGATCAGACACCCTGCACGGAAACTCGGCTTCATACCAAAGTGGTCTGCGATCTCCCTGTTCGTGCCTACGAAGATCACTTTCCCATCAAGGATCACATCAAATCTCTCTGGTATTACTCCCATGGGAAATCACCATCTTCTATCGTGGTAGGCACATCGCTACGCTTGAAACTCTCATATCCCTTGACCTCTCCGTTGAGGATAGGTTCGTATTTGAACACGGTCATATTGACCTTTTTCTGATAGCACTCAAACTTCGCTTCCAGAACATCAATGTCCGTGAAGCAATAGCCGGATGTTTCCATCGCTACATTGTCTGGGATAGGATCATCCCTGTGTGCAAATCGCACATTCATATATGCCTTGTCTGTGTTGTCCTTGTAGTTCGTGCAAGGCACATACCATCCCTGTCCTCTGTTGAATATCCTCAATTTCATTTCTTCTTCTCCTTTGTTCTCGTTTTAAGAATCTCCACAATGTCCATATCAAGCAATTCCTTGCATAGCGTGTTCAGTAGCCATCCGCTCCATATCAGTAGGCACATAAGCACAACCAATAGGAATAATGCGAACATAAAGTAAACCATCTCCTTAATGACTATCATCGCCTACGACCTCTCTTACACACTTGTTGTAGCCGTAGAACCAGGCACAATCATCAATACTATCGTTCCTTGACATTGCATATTCGCTCGGTGCTGGCTTCAAAGTCTGATACTCGTTTTCGTAGATCAGTTCGGAATCTTCGTAGGTAGTGAATACTTGGTATTCAATACCGCATCTTCCATCTGCCAGTGCTTTATCAAACTCTTCTGGAATATCAATTACTAATATTGCTTTCATCCTTTCTCAAACCCCCTCAATTTCGCATCGTAGTCGGCATTGAATTCCATAACCTCATCCCAATATTCGTAGTCCTCGCACTCATCATCCTCATAGAATTCATCTCTGTTGAGAGAACACCAATCCTCTGGCGGATCAAAGTAGGTAGCATTGGTATGTCTTGCCCATTTGCAATTTTCACAATCGCACATCGTAATACTCCTTTATGTTGTCTAGCAGGTCTTCCAAGCGATATTTGTACCACCTGTATTCCATTCCGTTTATCTCGCCATTCCTGTATGCGCGAAGCACACCTGTTTGGCACATCGCCCATTCTCGCAAGGCTCTTTTCTCTTCCTTGCTCACTTCTGTCCAAAGCATTGCCTATTCATCCATTCCTTTCTCGTTTTTGGATATATCCGTGTCTTCAACGGATTTCCTTGTCAGTTCGTACATCTTGATGATCTGTTCAATGCTCAAGCCTTGCACTCGGTTTGCCGATATGGAAGTAAGGATTCCGGCAACGATATCTCTCTGATTACTTGTCAGCATTCTGCACCTCTTTCTTATACTCATCTATGTAGCCGTTGATGATTTCAAATGCTACCGATTCAAGATGCCGTTCATCTTCGCTTATCCCCTGTATCATCCGTTTTTGCAACCACCGTACATCTATCATCTCTGCCGGAGCGACTTCCTTGACCTTGAAGTTGTGGCTCTTGGCTTTGGCGATGTCATCCCACAGAACAACAGGGATCTTGCCGACTTTGGATATCGGCAGCTTGTCCGCATCTACCAACCTCATAGAAATTTCTTCCTTTCCTTAAGAGATGTCATCATCTCATCCAATCTCTCCAACGGATCTCCCATAAGAGTATTGAATGCCTTCTGTGAGATTTCGCTGTGTACCGACATCAGTTTCTCGCTTGTGTCTAGCAAGGCATTTGCGAGGATATCCCTATCGCACTCAAGTTTTAATCGCTTATATTTCCATTTTTCAGTTCTTGTCATTATGCTTTCCCCATCAGTTCCAGAAGTTCTTCGGCTTCATCATCGTTCATAATGGTGTTGCTGGTAGGATCGTAGACAGGCAATTTGTCTATATATATATTTCTTATATTCTTATATTTCTTATCTTCTTCATTAATAGATAAGGTCTGCCCTTTGTCTGCCCAAGGTCTGCCCAAGGTCTGCCCAAGGTCTGCCCTTTCGCCTTGATAATCCGCCCATTTTGTGACCGAAATTATGGTGAAATTCCCTGCCCTTTTCGTTGTGACCTCTTCGGTTTTCTTGAGTTTTTCCAAGCAATTCCGTAGTTGCTTTTCGCTCATTCCTGTCTGTTCAGACAACTTTGCATAGGTAGTTGGGAACGATCCTGGATGAATGGTTTCCCCATGATATTCACGCTCATCCCAATATGCCGATAGGAGAATGTGAAGCCACAAGGCTTTCGTGTTGTTGTCATCGTACCAACCCCACCGCATGATTCTGCGATCCAGCTTTATGAATCCGTTCATTTCCAGACCACCTTTGTCTGTTCGTAGTTCCTGTTCTTCAGTTTGGCAGCGTTCCTGTTCAGTTCCTTTTCAAGCATCATCTTGGCGGTGATATCGCCTTGATTGGTCATTCTCGCAAGGAAGTGAACCTTTGTGTACCACCACAGATCGTTGAGTTCCGGCAGCAGCATCGGTTCTTTCAGCTTTGTCCAGAAGTCATATAGGTATTGATGGAACAGGCTTTCTACCAACTTCTGATCAAGCGGTGACATTTGTGTGCTTCTTATCAAATCAAGTTCTGGTGTAAAATCTGTCATAGTTCTCCAAATAGTCCTAGCGGCTGCTGTTCCTGTGCGATTTTAGGCACTACATTTTGCGATTCTGCGATGTTTTCGCTTTCCGTGGTTAATTGTTCATCCTTTGATTTCGTGCCTGTAATTCGCTCTATTTCGCTCTTATCAAGCCAATATTCCATTAGGCTTCCCTTTCCTTTTACGGTCTGCCTTTCTACTTTCCAACCGAATTTCCGTTCTATGTCGTGAACTCTCTGTGCCAACTTCACGGAACGGATCTCCGTGTTCGCTTCCAGATCCCTGTAGGTGATGTGCCTACCTGTCAGTAGAAGCATTTTTGTGACTTCCATTGTTGTCATTTTGTATTTCCCCATTCCCTGCTCAATTGAGCCTCAATGATTCTTATCTGCAGCTTAAGTATGTTTATGAATTCCTCGTTCGCTTCATATGTGGTTTTTGCGATATCTCGCTTTAGCCTCAATGTTGCGATTGATGGCTGTCCGTAGATTATAAGATTGATAAGCGTGGCCGCCATGCCTTCATCCCTTAACCGCAGGACTTCCTTGGTCAGTTCGGTCTTGTATTCGCTCTCGGCTTTGGCAAATTCTATGCCGTTCTTCCGTAGCACCCTTATGGCTTGGTCAAGCTGCTTGTTCTTATAGTCTAGTTCTTCTGGTAACTCCATACTCTTCCTCTAGCAGATGCTTCTTGTACTTGCACCTGTCTTCGCTCCAATTCGCATAGTTGATAATCAAGTGGTTTCGCATCAAGGTGCATAGTTGCTTGTAGGTGTAAAGCACACGCTTTCCTATCTTGATGTCCTGGTGATCGTGTATGGCTCGGTGTTCCTCAAATGTGAGTGCAACGATGTTCCATTCGTAACCGACCCCACCGCTTGATCGCTCAACATAGTGATGGAAGGAAGCCGTGCCTTCCGTTAAATACCGACCACTAATAGACTTGTAGTTCTGTCTTTCCAACACGGCTTTCCTTGTTTCTAGTGTTATTGATTTTGCTTTCGTGTAATTGCTCATCAGTAGAACTTCTTGTCCGGCAATTCCTGTTTGGATCTTGCCCAATATTCCTCTATCTTCTTCACGGCGTAATCCATAGGAATGTCCTGTCCGTTTGTGATTCCAAGTTCCTTCTTCATCTCGCCGATCTCTTCCTTTGTGTAGAAGCTGTTCAGCGTTTTCCATTGGTCTTTGGAGATCTTGGCTTCGCCATCCTCTTCCTGCTGCTTCTTGGCGTTGGCAACTTCCTCATAGGAAGCGAAGCCGTTGTCCAAGCCGATTCCGGCATTGCCCAGACATCTTCCCACCGCACTCGTTTCGCAGTTCTCTATGTACGATGTCTTGTTGATGAATGATGATGTTTCCTTTTCTTGAGCGTGTCCTGTAGCTAGTAGTTTCCCTTCCTCATCATAGGCACTTGCCTTGATAGTGCAGATGCCGTTTTCAAGACCTATGATTTCCGTAACGATCTGTCCTCTTGGGTAGATGAAGCGGAATGCCTTGATTCGCTCGTTTACAGGAATGTAATCCTTGCCTTTGATGTCTAGCGTGGATAAGTGTTTGTTGGCTTCCGTAAGTAATGCCCAACTCTCTTCTCTTGTCATCAGAACCCCCCAAACAGAATCAATGTCGGCATGGCTAATGCAAGTAGACCCATAGCGATCCAGAATAGTGTTTCAATAAATTTCCTCATTATCTGTCCTTTCCTACTACCTGCCCATTTGAGTGCCAACCAACCGTGTATTTAGTAGGCATATCAAGGAGTTAATTCAATGGAATAATTATTGTGTGACAAACGGACTTTTAACAGAAAGAACTTTGATTGATTGGCACACAGATGAACAGGTAGTATATAAAAACCTCATCGGTATGAGATGAGGTTTTCCTATTCTGTCGCATAATTCTCTTTTGTTCATACATTATGCGAAATATTATATCTATCTAGAATGGTTTTCCTCATCTCCGCAAATCTGTCAGCAATTTACCTTTCTATAACGATTCCTCTCTTTCTATTATTCATTTTATAGGAATCTGTAAGCCATTTCAATAAAAATCGTTCATTACAGCTGCATTCCGTTCCAAAAATCGCCGAATTTTTACTAAAAATGGAATATTTTTCGGAAATAAAAAAAGGCGGATTTCTCCGCCTTCATGCTGACAGATAACTAATGAGGAATCGTTATCTGCTATAATAATAACACACCCATTAGTTGATAGTTCAACTATGTCTGAAAAAAGCGTTGTAATCGTTTAAAGCTCTTTTCATTTCGCCTGTGTTGTTGTTCGTTGCCAGATGGTCAAGGATCTGGTAGATCATATCGCCGTTCTTCTGGTCATTCTCCTTGAGAGTGGCGATGTCTTCCTTAATGTCCTTTACATCCTTTGCCATGCCGGATTTCGCATCTATCCATTTTGAAATGATGGTAGATAGTGCGGTGCATATGCTTGTGATTAGTGCGATCAATACCCCTGTTTCCATAATCTTATCTCCTTACAATATTACTTCCGTGTATATGAATCTCTTGTTCTGTTTGTTGCTCTGATCTCTTCCTTGCAACAGGAATATTCGTGGTACGGATATCGTTGCAGGTTTCATTCCGCCTCGCTGCGAATATCCGCCAAATCGCAGAAATGCATTTGTTAAAACATAGGTTATTGTCATCTGTTTTAAACGGCATTCGTGCGGCTGCGGAACGATGACATCTTCCTTGAAAGTCAATGGTTCGTGCAGATGCGATCCGCATATGATATGTGCAAGGATGCCACCGTGCAGACCTGCACGAAGTACACGATTCGCCTTGCCACCGATGGTAGAACCACCGCCGGAAAGATGCGTATTGTAGACCGTGCCGACAGCCGTGTATTGCCCTCTGTTGATGCCTTGCAATCGTATGAACGAGTAGCATCCATCCTTTGAGAATCTGTCTTCCAGACCCAAGCCTACGGCAATGCTTTCGGCTGCCGAAATGCCTGTGTCCTTGTACCGACCTTCATCGTGATTTCCGGCACAGTATGACAGGATCTTGCCCTGTGGGTATTTCTTGGATGTTTCCGTTAGCGGTCTTAAATACTTCACCATCGTTGCGACCTGTACGGATGGAGTCATAGTCTGTTCAAAGACATCCCCCACCCTGCTAGTCTTCGTGACCGATTCGGTAAGATCGCCGTTCAACAGACATATCCTGGCACATCGTGGATCATCCGGCTCTTCAAGAACATAGTCAACGATTTTCTTGAATTCAGCTTCGTTGCATAACTCGTTGCCGATGTGTACATCAGCTATCGGTACGATTTCTACATTCTCAAATTCCGTTAAATCAAAATTGATAGTCAGCATACGATTCTTCTGATCTCATCAAGCTGATCGTTTGCGACAGCCAATTCTGTCCGCAATTGTTCGTTCTGCTCTTTGAGTTCAGCGTTCTCCTTTTCAAGATCGCTCTGTTCAACGCCAGGATAGAATTTAAGCCATTCTCCCTCACGAACCCAATGGTTTTCCTCTACCTTATACCATTTATATGTGTCATCAGAACGGCTCTCTAAAGCGTTGTAAATGCCTCTAGGAATGTAGCATCCCTGCTGATAGAGATCGCCATTCGGTTGTATTCTCACATTGACCATATCTTCGGTTATCTCAATCTGATCTACAAAGGTGTTTCTCTGTGTGCGGATGTCCTCTATTGGAAGATAGATGAAGCCGATCAGTTTGCCGATACCACTCAATGTCGCTTTCCCAACGGTCAGTTCACATTCCCTGCTTTCGTAATACTTGTAGTTCCGCAGGGATTTGTTGTCATCGTATTGGCTTTGCGAAATCAGAGCGTGGTTTGAATCTAGTTTCTGTTCAACGAATGCCACATGACCATAGTTCCCATCAAACACGGCAATAGAACCTGTCTTAAGTTCCGTTCCCTTTGGAAGCGTGGTCTTATCGTACCATTGTTTCGCCATATAATAGCCACCTGCCGACTTTCCGTAGAACATTGTAAATGGCTTATCGGCATTTGTGCTTTCATAGGTTCTGCTTACACAGAATTGTGTGCAATTTGGGAGATCGTTGATCGTTCCTTTAGCGTGGTTAAAAACAGGCGATTGGTAATAAGGGGATGTTTCCATCCCCCATTTACTCATTCGTTGTAAGAACATTATCCCTGTTCCTCGTTGTAATCTACAACATTCGCATCAACGATCTCTTTATCAGAGAAATACGCCTTGCTTGATTGGTTCAGTATGAACGAAATCAGCGTAGCCAATGCGGTCATCGTTCCAGCCACCTCTTTGGAATATGGGATTCCCCATAACTCGCCAAGAGTGATCACGAATGTTGCTCCGCCTGTCAGTAAAGGCAGAATCCAATTCTTAAGAATGTCATACAATTTGCTGTTCATCGGTTTCATTTCATTCTCCTATCGTACATTTCGCCTAATATAGCGATTAGAAAAAACCCTGCCAATACAAGCACAGGGAAGTAAATAAAAATAATCAAAAGAAACAGGATAAAGTTAGTCATTTTCCAATTCCTCTATACGCTTTCTCCAAGCCTTTCTGTCGGCTATGGTTTTGCTGTACTCTTTCATATATTTGATATTGATTTTGACTACATCAGCAACCCAAGTAAGTGGATTGTTCAAGGCAAGGATTTCCTCAACCCATTTCGCCATTATCCAATCCGTTCCGTTCAGCTTCTCCTTGAGATCGGCTATTTCCTTTAGGTCTGCCTTATGCTGTTTGACATCAAGGATTTCCTGGTAGCGTTTCTCATCAAAGATCAGTTCGTTCTTGCCTAGTTTGTAGGCATACATCCTGTCTTCTGTCAGATCGTATTTCTCAAGGTCTAGTTCAACGAAATCCCTTCTTGTGCCTGTGTGCCGTAGTACCTGCACATAGCCTTGCAGATCGGTTATGACTTCGTATTTCATTCTTCGTATGGTTCGCCTGTGATTTCTTCGTATTGCTCTGCCGTAATCAGTTTAGGCACGGCATTGTGAACCTTGTCTTTTGACCACAGACCCTGCTGATACCATTTCTTGATTTTCTCAAACATAGATTATTCCCCCAAAAGCGTGTCGGTCATTAAAGCCGTATAGGTAGCCTGTGCCTCTACGATGTCCAGCTGTGTCGGTTTCTGTGCTTCGGCTTCCCTTTCGGCTATGATTTCGGCTTTTCTCTGTTCATCAAGCCAAGGAACATTGTTCTTGATCTTGTAGGCATTCAGAAAATCCAATTCCAACAGCGAACCATCAAATTCATAATCGCCTGTGGATTCATCCATTGGAACATAAAAACCTGTGATGTACCCTTCGCCATCAAAATTTACCTTATAGTTACGAATCATATTTCTCCTTTATCTTATTTCAAGCCATAGACTATCGTTTTGCACTTGTTTGTATGGTTCGTGTTATAGTTAGTGACCTTGAATGTCTGCCCTTTTTTAATCGGAATCTGCATCGTTTTATCCGAACCGAATTCGCTAGAAGACAGAAGTTTAGTATCATCAATCCATTGGTAGTAGTAGCCGTGTGATGTGTTTCCGTCATAGGATGTTGCCCACCAAAACACAAAGCCATCTTGGTTGGCTTGATAGCTTCCCTCGTTATCCCAAGTAGATAGTACATTAGATTCGTCTATGTATTGCATCAAACTATTGCTTGATATTTCTACATTATTGGACAGCTTTATCGCACCAGAATCATCCGTGAGATTGAATTCCGTGCCGGAAATGTTGAAATCGGTATCTTCGGTGATTTCAGAGTTGCTTTCATAAACGATCTTCCGCTTATCCACAACATTCGTTACGCCTGTTGCTCCTGTGGTGACAATGTACAGAAGAAGATCTCTAGATGTTCCGCTTCCGTTCAAGTTGTCGCTCTGCATATTGGATGCCGTTCTCTCTACAAACGAACCCCTGCTTCCGTTCGGTTTTGACAAGTCAATGTTCGCACACAAGTAGATCGTGCTGTTCGCTGTCAAGGTGATGGCTTCAAGGGATGTTGTAGTGAAGAAAGCACCGCAGATGACCGCTTCGCTTCCGGCATCAAAACTGACATTCAGCGAGTTGTTCGCATACTGAATCGTGAATTCATCGCCAATGCCACCGATAACACAATCCTGCGATGATACTTGGTAGACCCCACCATCCATTTTTGGAGTGATGGAATTGCTTGACCCTGTATCGTGCAAAGTCTGTATCGCCATTATTGTTCTCCTTCCATTCGTTGATATACGAACCCCTTTGATGATCCGTATCTGTCTAAAAGCGTTTTAGGACAATATGTCCTGTTGTTGAAATCGTTGTGAAAAAAAATATTCTCCGTTGGAATTCGGTATTTCTTCTGGAGCGAATAGACAAGGCTGATTGCCCTGCCTACCGCTTCTTCAAAGAGTTCATCGTTGAGATTGGAACAGATTTCTACCGCCAATGTGTACTGACAGCCGAAATCCTTGCCTTTCCCTGTGTGCCATACCGCCCAATCATCCGGCATCGCCTGTCTGACCTCGCTTGAATCAACGATGTAGTGGCATCCCTGCGATGTCTTGCACTCGTTGTTCAGATAGTCTTCCAAATCTTTTGCATTCCACACCACCCCTGTTTCGTGGATGGTTATGCCTTCTATATCCTTTTCTCTTGGGAATCCGTACTGATTCCATTTGTTCTTGTCTAGCATCATATTCTCCCCAATGTCAGCTTCTGTGTTAGTTTGCTTCTGACCTTTCCACAGATGAATTTCGCTTCCGTGATGTTGACATTTGATGATTTCGCTATTTCGTAGCCTGTCAGTACGGAATTGTAATAGTCATCGCCGTAGTAGATGTCTAGCGTACCGCCAAGATTAAAATCGCCGAATTCGTAGATGAAATTCCTAATCTGCAAATAGAAATCAATCTTGTGATTGTACATCGTGTCCGGCAGATTCGCACTAACGAGATCGGCGGATGCATCATCAGAAAAGACCACTTTTGTGTTCGTGATGTCAAACCGATTCAGCAACGATGATGGTTCTTCAACAATACCGCCTGTAGTCGCAACGAATGTTGTCCTGTAGGTCTTGTCGGCATTGTAGATAATAAGCCTATTGGTTTCGCTGATCTCTGTCATCGGTGACATATCTGAAATCGCAAACATATTGTTGCCGACCTTTAACGGAGAATAGTCCGGCACTTTGATATGCACATAGTTGCTTCCACTCACATTGATTTCAAAATCAAGGATGATTCCGTACTTTTCATACAGATCGTATATGAACTTCTCCATATCCATCTCTGTCATATTCTCGTTGCCATCCTCATCCAAATCCGTAGGTAGATTCGCCATCGTTGTGCCTGTGTAGTCTATTGTGATACCGCCAAGTCTTGAAGCTACTAGCGGATCGGTGTATGTGGATTGGTAAATCTTTCCCTGTGCATACTGACCCAGAAGCCAAGCGACTTCCTCTTCAAGCGAAGCGGATGGATAAACATTGTAGATCCACAGACCCTTGTAGAACGATTGCATCTGTGAACAGGTGATCTGATTCTCCTTAACGGATTCAATCACACCTTGATACAAGGTAGTTCCCTTTGGATCGTAGATGACAAGCACATCGCCGTTGTTGAGATTTGATGGAACTTCCAATACGGTCAATGTAGTCTTCGCATTGGTCATCAGATCGGTCTTGATGTTGAATGTATCAACTCTCATAAACGATTTAGGCAATGCTGTCATATCAAGCTGATCCTTTACGAAACATCTGTACTGATAGATGCCGTTTGTCTGCGGTGTCCGTACATAGATGGCAACCATCGTGACATTCGCCGTGACATTGATCGTTCTTGGATTCGTATCATCCCCATCATCCCATCTTGCGAACTGATAGTCTGGGAATGGTCTTGCCCATAGCGTGACATCTTCTCCGCTTTCCGCAGGATTCTTGCTGACATATACGGATGCGAACTCAATGTTCGCAGAAACACTTATCGTGTAAGCCATATTCCACCTCTATACTGTCGCATACGATTCCTTGACCCTTACCTTCACTTTGCCTGTGAATGTTATGATGTTGCCACAGGTAAAGGCAAAGATGGATTCGCCGACTTTCAGCTTTATCCAGGTGAGATATGCTGCTCCGTTTCTGACCGTGAAATCCTGGTATTGTTCTGGATTCGTGATGACAGAACCTTGATATTCTGCATAGATTTCCTCTGTCATCTCTACGGAATCAATAAGGATGTAATCATATGTGCCGTTGATCTTGCACACGCCATAGACAGAACCATTCTGTGTCAAGGTGAATTGAGGATTTGTACATTCCCCTTCAATGATTACGGTCATGCCGACATCATCCGTTCCATTATTGTAGATCGGTGTTCCGCTTAAACCTGTTCCGGCATAGTTGTAGTCACGAATCAAATTATAATACTTGCCATCGCCGATTAGCGAATTGTCTAGCGTGTATGTCTGCGATTCATCCGTGATCCATTCAGTTAATCTGTGGAATACCACAGGAACACGCATGATGGAATCCTCTGATACCTCACTCTTGTCCGCCTGTGTGAACAGAACATCGCAATGGTAACTCTTGATGTCATTCGGCGTAAGATAGTGGAATTCCAAAGGCTTGTATTTCGCAAACTGAATGAATTGCTGATAATCGTTGTATTTTGTGCCGTTGGTGTCGGCATAGAACAGCAACTCGCCTGTGATGTTGGTCAAGGTGAATTGCTGCGATGTAACGAGTTCGCTGTTCCCTGCTCTCTGTACGGAATATGTCTTCTGGAAACCCAAGCCTTCCGGCTGATTGAGAAAAACCTTTGAATTCTTGTCGGTGAAATGGTATTCGTTTCCTAGTGCATTTACAAGCCAGAACTTTCTTATCATACCGCCACCCCCAAATTCTCATTAACTCTGTCCGTTATGACATCGGCAATCTCAATCAATCTTGCATTTGAAAGCTGTTCAACGCCGTTGATCACGAATGAGTTGCTTATAGAAATGCCACCAGACATCATATTTCCAAATCCACCGCTTTGCATCGCATTGACATAGTTTCGTGGAACGCTGATGGATGATGCTTCGCTTGATGCACTAAATAGATTTCTCACCCATGAGATTGCTTCCTTAATCTTTTCAATAAAAGGAGATAAGGCAGCTTTAGCTGCATTAATTTTTTCAACGATAGCCGTTCTGATTTTCTCAAATGCTTCAGTAACCTTGTCCTTGAGTTCTATTGCCTTTGCCTTGATCGTGTCCCAATTCTGATATAAAGCTACACCTGCTGCGACAAGCAAACCGATTGCAAGGATTACATTGCCCATTGGCGTAGTTAAGAAGCCGATAGCCGATGTGATTCCGCTTATGGTTTTAATCAGCGTTCCAATCATGGCCAATACCGGCCCAAGTGCAGCCAACACAAGACCTATCTTCACAGCGATATCAAATATCTTTGGATTCATCTGTGTGATTTTCTGTATCGCTTCGGTTATCTTCTGGATGATAGGTGTCACGATAGGCAGAAGCTGTTCGCCCAAGATGGTCGTTAAGTCTTCAATCGTTGCTTGGAACGACTTTATGGTGTTTGCCGTACCTTCATTCGTTCTTGCGAAATCGCCCTGTGCATCGCTTGTCTGTGCCAATACATACTGATATCGCAGTAATACTTTGTCTTCAGACCCCAATTTAGCGAACTGCTTGTCGGTCATCCCCAATTCCTTGGCGAATTCCTTTAGATTGGTTTCGTTCATGACAACGCCGAACTTCTTCAAAGCCTGTGTGTTGCCTGTGAAGATGGCTTCCAGAGCTTCCGCTGATGTTTCAACATCCGTATTGAAGTACGAACCCAGATCAGCCGACAATTTAGTCAGTTCTATGGACATTTCGGCAGCCTGTTCTTCGGCTAGACCGATGCCCTTTGCCAAAGCTCCGAAGGCTGAAGCGTTTGCCGAAGCATCCACCTTTGACAGACCGAAATCGCTCTGTGCGGAATCCGTGAACGCTCTTACCTCATCGGCATATTCGCCGAATGCGACCTGCAGTTTGTTCAGATTCTCTTCGTAATCCGAAGCCTTGTCAGCTGCGAGAGTGAATCCGGCAACGATAGGTGCTGTGACCTTTGCGGACATCTGTCCGCCGATGTTCGTTATCTTGTCGCCGACTTCCTTCATCTTGTCGCCGACCACACCCAACTGCTGTTTGGCGACAGAGCCGAATTCCCTGTACTGCTCTTTCAGACCTTTCAGCTTCTGTTCGGTTTCAACGATTTCCCTTGTTAATGCTTCCTGCTGTTCCTTTGCCTCTGCCGTTCCTTTGCCTTCAAGATCCTTGTAGGCTTCTTTCAGAACGGAAAGTCTTGTCTTTGTGTTTGCGATCTCCTTGTTCAATGCTTCCTGCTTCTGCTTAAGGAGATCCGTATTCGTAGGATCTAGTTTTAGGAGCTTGTCAATGTCCTTCAGTTTTGATTCTGTGGTTTTGAGCGTTTTGTCTATGTTGCTCATCGCCT